AGTCAGATCCTAGAATTAAATCATTAGGTAAAGTTACGTCAGAGCTGCCATCTTCATGCACTGCTTTGCTAGCAGGCATTGTGCAAAATACATCTTTTGTACCAGCACTAAAATCAACAGCACTATCACTATTAGAACTAGATATGATTGTAGTTCTAGCTAGTGTATCCGGGGAGGCGTCTGTAATAGTACCTAAACCAACTTCAAATTCTGCTGAACTTCTATGAACAATAGCATAATAGGTGGTATTACTATTTCCTATTGCTGCTACAAAAGTTTCGAAATTAGTTTGAGCACCACCTAAATTAATTGTACCTGTGCCGGTAGTGGTAGTTGTCTCTTTAACTCTGTCGTTTAAAACTAAAGCCATGGTTTATTATGCGATTCTTATTATAGCTGTTGAAGCACCTGCTGCAGGGAACTGAATAGTAAAGTCTCCGTTAGTAGCAGTTTTAGTTCCTCCAAAGTCTAGCACAACAACAAGCTTATCACTGTTTGTATCATTATAAATAACCGCACCAACTGCTGATAAAGTAACAGATGAAAAAACTTCGTCTGCAAAATCAACAAGAGCTGTGTTACTTGCAACTGAAACAGCTTGACTATCTAAGGCATTTCCACCAGCGGTGTAACTTGTACCAGAAGAAGAAACTTCGTTGGTGGTAGAGTACGTAGTGCTTGATGTGGAATATCCAGAGATGTCTGTGTATAAAGCTATTTTAAAAGTATTGCCGCCATTAGCAAAATTGTGTGTGCCAGATAAGAGTTCTGATTTGAATGCATCTGGTATTATATTAGCCATTTATCGTCTCCTTTTATTTCATTTTCGGTTGTGGTGATTGTAAATCTAGACGAATTGCACCACTTGTGTATTCGTCTCTGCGTCTTCGACCTTGTTGTTCAGTCGCAAACGTTTGAAGAGCTTCTTGATAAGATGCCTCGTACATTTGTACCATATTATCTGGCCCTTTCAAGTATTTTAGAGTTTCCACCATACAGCCATAAATCAATAAGTCTTGAAAATTATTAGATATGTAAGTGCTAGTGGAGTCAGAAGTAGTTATTGTATCTGGTTGTTTTATGTAGGCTAGGGTTACAACATAGGCCGCATTAGGTGTTGGGGCCACTACCCAGTTATCAGAATCCCAATTGGCATAATATCTAGGTTTTGCATAATCACTAGAATTATCAGGGTCTGGAAAATATTCTGCTAAAAAAGAAGTATCGACTTGCTCTAAGAAAAATTGATCCGAAGTTGTAGGATCTGTTAACTGAACATATCTAATAATTCTAGTATCAGATGGAACAGTAACAAATCTATTACCGATGGTTAAATCTGATGTAGCATAAAATTTTGTATCGTCAGAATCTACAGATCTAAATATTCTGTTTTCTACATTTTTAATTAATACGTTTAAAACGGCATCGGTTAAAACACCACTATCTACTTCACTGTAGTTTCTAATATTTGTTTTTAATTCACTAAGAGTCATTGTCATGGTGATATAGTTACAGGCCCTGCAGATGCAGTTTCGCCTCCTCCTTTTACATTTCCGGTGATTGCTGTGTTTGTATCAACGCTAAAAGTATAACTATCATTATCAACTTTTGTTATTGTATAACCAGCTGCTTTATTAATATTACTTGCTAAGATACCATCAAAGGTGGTAGCATTTCTAAAACGAACAGTATCACTAGTCGATCTTCCGTGATTAACCTCTGTCACAGTTATAGTTGAAGAACTTGCACTGCCTGTTTTAAAGGAGTCTCTATTTAATAAAACAGTAATGTTTGGTTCTGTTCTATCTGCTCTTATATTTTTTAAAGCTTCTGGATCTGCACCATGAACTTGTAATTCTAGTTGTGGTTGTTTAGGTTCAAACTCAGAAACGTGAACCAAAGAGCCGTTCCACTCAGTGACCATTTCGTTATAAGGAAACTCCATACCGCTTCTGTCTGATATCGCTTTAGCGTGTTTACCTCGTGCAAAGTTTGTCATGATCCTGGATAGTATACCTTTGGTGTTAGATAAGTGCTAGTAGAAGAACTATCTTCTGTAAGAGCTCTATTTAACTCATCTTCATATAATAATTTTAAATTTTGTGCTCTATCAGGAGCTATTTTTAAACTTAAATAATAAGCTAGCCCTGCACACATACAAGGAATAAAACGATACACTACATCCGTTTGATTAGTGTAAGCTCCTGCATCTTCAATTCTTTTTAAATAATAGAACTTTAATAAAAAACTTGATCCTGAGAAACTACTGCTTGGTGTTTGATATAGAAAGATACTAGGAGATGTAGTTCTATCTACATAATATTGACTAGGGGTGCCTTTAGATAATTTATTTGCAATTGATGCATATGCGGACCTGTCTATTTTTGTAATAGGTGTATCGACTGGAGCCGTTGTAGTTGAATTATTTCTAACATACGCTTCTAATATTTCATTTACATTCCCTGGAAAATTAGTGCTATCGTTTGTTGTGTTATATTCTGCTTGCCCTTCTACTAAAGGAACGGAGGCTAGGTCTACTTTCCATAGATGAAGACCTCTATTGCCCCACTCAGAAAATAATATATTCAAAGACCGCCTGGCACTTTTAATACCATAACCGGTTCGAGCTGTCATTCCACATCGCTCGTATGCTTCTTGAATTATTTCATCTATGTCAAGGTCAAAAGCTGTAGTGCCTGATGTAGCCATTTTTTAACCTTACTTATCGATAAATATAGTAGCTGCGTCTATGTTTGTAATTGTAGATACTTTCATTCCACCTGGAAATAACACTCCATCTTCTGGAATGTTTGTCGAAAATACATCACCACTAGGAACATCAGCTTGAAATAAACTTGTGCTATCTGTGTTGTCTTGCAAAATTATAGTTCCTGCTCCACCACCATCAGACGCTAGGATAATACCTCTAAGTCTAGTTCGACCTGCGAAGACTGCTCCCGTTGCTGTAACTCTGACCGCTTTTACGTCGCCTTTACTTGCCATTTTTTTCTCCTTTGTAGGAGCCCTCTAGGAGGGCTCCTAATTAATCATTAACTTACCGCAGCACTAAATGGTGTTGCTGGTGTTCCAGTACATCCTGAAAGCACATCAACTTTCCATTTACCTGAAGCAAGAACTGTACATACAATTTTTGAAAAAGTAACACCACCTTTTGTACTACCATTTAAAGTAATAGTATCAGATGTTGAAGCTGTTTCAAAACCAACGACGTTATCAGATGAGTCATCAATGAAGACGGCACTTCCGACCATTACATCAGTTGCGTTTGCAACTTGTATAACCATGTCGCCTGTTTTTGTTATTGATGAAAAAATCTCAATAGTAGCACCGACATTGCTTAGATTGTTAAAGTCTGCTCCTGGTCCTGCGACTGCAGAATCAGAATTTGCGTTTGTTGCGGGTAATGTGTAAGTCACTGCGCCTGCAGCATCGTTATGTACGATTCTACCTGCGTGATCAGCTACTGTTAAAGAAATGCTAGAATCAGCATCTACAACATTACCTGGCCCTGTACTAAAAAAACCTTTTTTAGATACAACTGGACCTTGAAATGTGGTTGTTCCCATGTTTTACCTCCGTAGTAAAATTACATACAGTCTCTACGTTCGTCTGCTAGGTCAGTCTGCATGTTATTATTTTCCTAGTGGGTATAATATAGTGAATTTTATAGAGAGAGCAAGTTTTTACTCTTGAAAGAATAAAGGACTCTCATACTGTTTTAAGTCTCTCCATCTCAGTTTTGCAACAACTCTTTTGAGCTTTTCTTGAATTGATTTCATCTCAAGAGTTTCTTCACCTGCATTTAAGTATTGAGAATTCCACTGAGATTCTAGCTTGATTTTCTCAGCGATTAGGGACTGTGATATGACGGTCATAATATAACTCCTTGTCAATATTATCCGCTTTTATTTTGTACACGAATTTCCCATAAAGTCAAGTATCTTTCCCATAAAAAAAGGGGCCATAAGGCCCCTTTTAAAAGTAGTTATAAAATTACTTCTTATGCACCAGGTGAACCGAAGATACCTCTGAAGTCAGAGAAGCCGAAAGAATATCTCTCTCTTGCTTTGTATCTTACGTTACCTGTATCAAAATCACCTTCCATTGAAGTTTTGATTGGTGATCTTTCAAAGTATTTTAGACCATTTGGAACGTCAGTAATGATAAAGAAAGCATCACTATCAGTTAAGTAGTTGTTAACTGAGTATCCTTGTGGGATCATACCCATGCTCTTTAGTGCATTAATGTCATTGTCAGCTGTTCCAACTCTGTTAGCAGAGTTCATGATTCTTTCTGCAGTGAACTGAAGATCTGAAGGAATAATCATTTTTACTCCTCTAGCAGCAACTTTCAGTCCTCTTTCATCTGTGAATGCATTAATATCAATTAATGCTTGCTCCAAAGATGTTTCAGAAAGGTCAGCAGAAGTTGACAATTCATTTTTTACTGTTCCAAAAATAGTTGGGTGGTCAGTAGCGCAAAGCTCTTTTCCGTCACCACCTGCAAAGCTAGAATTGAAAGCTCTGTTAAGTACGTTAGCAGCTTTCACCTGTTTGGTGTTAGCCATTGAACGTGCTAGTGCCTTTGTGTACCTGCTTGACAGTCTATCATACAAGTTGTCCTCAATAGCTTCTTCAGTAATTGAGAAAGCTAATGCAACAGTTTCGTGTTGATATCTTGATGTGTAGGTTTCTTGCGCGTTATCAAATGTAACTGCAGAACCTTCAGGTTTAACAGAGGCGTTAGCAAAACCACTTAACATTACTTCTTCTTCAAAAGCTCTGTCGGAAGTTTCTGTGGTAAAGATCTCCGCGTGTTGATTTTCATAACGATTGTATTCCAAGCCGAATAGTGCATTCAAACCTGGCTCTAGTTCTTTAACTAGTTGATTACGTGATATAGCCATAATTTAATTACTCCTATTATAATGCTGTGTGGAATGTGTGTTCATTAATATAAACAATGTAGTTTATATTTGCTGAACCCAATTCGCTGTTTTCTGGATCGGTAGATATACCGATGACTCTTAATTGGCCATCAGTAGCTTCTAAATCGGACACGTCTAATTCAACATTGGATGTTCCATTAATTGTTGAACCAGTAGCGTACACGATATCTGCTACTTTAAATATATCTGTTCTTGCTGAAGCACCATCACCTTGTACTTCGAATCTCTCGTATGGGTCGTCGTATACGAAAGCGTCAATATCACCAGTGGTGATATTTGTTTGTGTGTAATGGTTTCTGAATGTTGGTTTTCCAGTTGTAGGGTCTGTATAATTTACACCCCAAAATACACCTAGTAGTGTATTTCCAGCAGCTGCCACGTCGATGAAGCCTGTATTAGAGGCTTGTGGTATAACAGGGTCGCCTTGGAATATTGAAGATGCTTCATTATCAGCAATCTGATATTCTGACATACCGCCATTATCTGCGTTTTGTCCAACCTTACCAACTGGTTTCAAACCAAAAGCACTGTCTTGATTAGCCATTTGTTTTACTCCTTTGTTAGTTTAGTTGATGGTTCGGAATAACTAAAAGATTAGTCCTTCTTTGAGCCACCAAAAGTTACACGGCTTTGTCGATCTTGATTGATCGGCATCGCATTATGCTGCTCCTTCATAAGGTCGTTTTCAACTGCCTGTTCTCTATCAGCTACTTGTTGTTTAAAGTAGTCTTCCCGAGACTTCGCGATCTCTTCCGGTATCCTAGCCAGCAATAGGCCACCAACTCCGATTACCCCAGAATGTTTGCCATCTTGTACGGTTGGAAAATCTCCTTCCGGATATTCGTCAGCTCTCACTAACTCCCATCCAGACCTCATTTTACCCATGACGTTTTTAGTGTCATCAAAGCCCATACTTTCAGCTCTTATCCAACGGTGTCTATAACCTGTTGGGGCAGGGGGTGCATCTAAAGATGATGGAGGAGTCCAAACTTGTTTACGAGCCTCTTTGACTCGAGTTTGACTCGCGCGGGAAGTTTTATTTATCTTAGTTTCGTTTTCCATATGCTTATGCCTCCTTCGCGACTAATTGTTTCGCATATTCTTCAAGTGGCACACCTAATCGTTTAGCTATTGCGACTTGTGACGGCGTGAGTTTCACAGTCTTGCGGCGTCCTACCATGCCTGGACGTTTGGCTGATGCTACGGTTTGAGAAGGTTTCTCTTGTGTAGTATTTTCTGTTGTACCAAATTTCTGAGGAAATTCAAGTCTTATCCTTTTATCCACTTCTTGATAATACTCTTCACTAGAAGGATCATATCCTTCTTCCTCAGTTAACTTCTTATGTATGTCAAATGCTGTGTAAGTCATAGCATTATCAGTACCAAACCAAGTATTTTTAGCTGCCCAAGCCTCTGCTTTAGGGTCCATTTCTTGCGCTGCTTGTTTTAGCTGCGATGCATTAGCATACCCTCCTTGTGGTTGTGCAACAGGTTTTTCTTCTTCCTGTAAAGACCTAGTAGGTCTTTGAGCTTTAGCTTGATTTAATCTTGCGGCGTCCATGGTTAGAGAAGATATCTCTGTTTGTGCCGCTATTTGAGCGTCTACGTCTTGTGCATCAATTGCAGATTTCAACTTTATCTTAGCTGCTTCAAGATTAGATTTAACTCTATTTTCAAACTCAGAAACGTAGTTTGTATCTAAGTTTTGATATCTGTCTTGTAGTTGCTTTTGTTGGTCTGCTATTTTTTTTGCATAAGTAATCGCTTCTTCTTTCTGACGTTCTGCTTCACGCATTTTACGTGTGAGCTTTGCAATTCTCTTTTTGACACCTTCACTATATTGTTCAAGTTCTTCTTTCTGTGGTGCCTCTTCTTTTGTTTCTTCAGTTTCTTGTTTTGTATCTTCTCCCGAATCGGTTGTTTCTTCAACCTGTAGTTCTTCTTTTTGTTCTGGTGCAGAATTATCTTTTTCTAAATCTATTTCCGCTCCTTCTGTTTCGCCAACATCAATCATTGGCTCTTCTTTTTTTAGTTCTTCGGGCATAGTTTTCTCCTATGTTTATATATGATGCAGAATATCTTCAGGGTTTTTGATTGTCCCTAAGACTTCATCATCGTTTAGTAATCGCACTTCTCCACCTTCAATAGGGAGTCGTGATCCGGCGTATCGAGCAAATATTACCCAATCACCTTTTTTGCACCAAGGGCCTGTATAAAATTTATCTTCATCTTTATAGGCTAATGGTCCAACCTTTATAACATAGCCACAATTCGTAGCTATTCGTAACTTGTCTAATGATTCTTGAGCTATAATAATACCACCTTTGGTCTTATCCTTTGGTTCAAAAGGTAAAACTAATATTCTCCAGCCAGAGGGTGTAGGTAGTTTTTCTAATAATTCTTCAGATATGTTTTCAGCTCTAACTTTGCCTTTATCTTCTTCTGTTTGTTTTTTATCTTCTTCTTTGTATTTCTCTTGTAATGCGTATTTAGTCATCGTTTTGCTCCTTGTTATCTAGCAGGTTAGAGAGTTCCTGTAGTGTTTGTTCAAAAGCTTGAACTTTGCCAATAAGATATTGATATTTTTCAAGACTGTCAACACCCGACATAATAGTATCTTTACAATCTTCAATAGATTGTTTGATGTGTCTTTGTAGTCTGTAGACCACATTAAGTTCTTCCATTATCTTTCCTTTCGTGTATTTTTATTTTATGAGCGATCCAAAAACAGACGAAGACCTAACAGTGATAGTAGAGTTTGAGTTTGACTTACCAACTATTCACTAAGCCTTACGAGACTTTCTAATACTTTCTTTTCCTTTCTTAAAAATACTAGCTACTTGTGTCTTGCCCATAACCTTAGCTCTCTGTTCACCAACTGTAAGAATTTGAATTTTCCGTGCAAAAGGTTTTTTAACTTTCTTAACTTTTGCAACTGTAGCTCTTGCATCCGCTGGTGTTGCAAACTTTATACGGACGGTATCTTTAGGGTTCTCGTCCGTATAAAGCCTTCTGTCAGACCCTTTCGGTTTTTTTCCTGTACCTACTTTAGGGTCTGCCATTATTTTTTCTTTTTCTTTTTAACGTTTTTTTTCTTTGCCATTCCGCCGCCACGCATCTTGAGCATACCGCCGCCACGCATTTTTTTCATCATGCCGCCGCCACGCATCTTCGCAACGTTTTTCTTTTTTGCCATTCCTGGTGCCATTTTAGCCTCCTTACATAAAAAGCTTTTTATATTGTTCTTGTCTAGACGCTACTACTTCGTTGTAATAGTCTTTAGGCCATTTATTATAATAACCCATACGTCTTAATCTATCAGAGGCCTCCTGCAATTGCGAGAACTTTTGTATTAACATCATTGAGAAGTCAATTTTTGAAGTAGGCATTTCTGACGTATCTCCTGTAGGATTCAGAAGAAACTCTTGATCGTCCTCATTAGGTGGGTTTCTAGGATGAAACCCCATAAAGTAAACATCGTCTTGATTATATTTATCATTAAATTTGTCTATAATACTTTGAAACTTATTTAAGCTGTATTCTTGAAAAGATGTATCGCAAAAGATAAGTATTTCTTTTTTGTTGAAATCTAAAGCTTTTACATGCTCATGCAAATTACTTATATAACCCTTACCTGGGTCTCTGATCTTTATATCTACTTTCTTATCTTGCCAAGCTTTTTTAGCATAGGGACAAGCTGGCATTTTATTTAGATGAATATTGGGTATCTCTAAATAAGACTCCGACCACGTTTTTACCTCTTTACGAATTAAACTTTTTATATTTTTTGAAATCAAAAATCTGATGTTTTAATTAAGAATTCTTCTATCCAAGCTACTCTATCATCCATATCTAATATCTTTGTTTTTATAATGGCTATATCTTGTTGCATTTGTGCAACACTGTCTGCTTTCTTTTCCACTGCATTTAAACGCTCGGACCACATACCCCATGTCATGCCTATTGTTGCAATAAGCACAACATACGGCAATATCGTCTTTACTTCGATCTTAAACGACATACACAATCCTCATCTGTTTTACAATCGCACATGGCATACTCCTATTTTGATTTAGCGGACATACCGCTTAGTGGATTATTTAAAGCTTTATTTATCTTTAAGTCAAGACTTTCTTCTAGTAGTTTCATCTCATCTAGAAGTTCTCTATTATCTTCTTTTTGTCTATCTTCAACATCATTTACAATCTCTGTGATATGTCTAATATCACCATCCATTTGTCTTAAATCTGCTTTTAAATCATCTTTTAGTTCTTTTGCAGTTGAAGCTACTAAACTTACTTCTTCTAAAATCATAGACATTTCAGTTTTTATCATGTCCAATTCTTGCTCAATTAATTCTAATCTTTTATCCATTTCTGCTTTTGATAGTTCTATTTTTTTATCAAAACCACTTAGATCAGGCGCAACGAACTCATTTATCTTTTCTTCCATATCAAGATATCTTTTGTAAACTTCGAAGCCACCATACAAAGCACCTACGGCTGTAGATAATGCGATAAGAACTCCAAAGATCTTTCCACCTTTAAAGGTTACGCCGCCAATATTTATTTCTGCCATTGTGAGTTTACCATATCATTCATTGTTTGATCTTGTGCCATGTTAAACAAAATACCATACTCATCCTCTATTGTCTTGTTTAAATATTCATTAACGTTTGTATCAACTATAATAGATTGAGTGTCAAAGAATGTTTTAGTATTACCTAATATTTGCATAACAATCAATGTTTTCATTTGAGCAGCATCATCATATCTAGCTTTATCGTCAATCTTTTTTACAATTTTTGTGGCAGCTTTTTCTTTCTCTGATACCTTAGGCTTTGATGGTTTCTCTGGTTCTTGCTCTTTTTCTTTTTGTGGTTCTGGCTGTTCTTCTGGTTCTGGTTCCTGTGATTCTTCTTGAGGTTTTTCGTTAGTCTCCTCTTCTGCAGCTTCAGGTTCAGTCTCCTCCACAGGGACCTCTTCTTTTGTCTCTTCCATAGGTGGGGGAGCTTCTTCTGTTTCAATTTCTATTGGTTCTGGTTCTGATTCCATGGGTGGTGGTGTTTCTTCCATTTCTGGTGGAGGAGGCATATCTTCCATAGGTGGAGGCATATCTTCTGCAGAGGCTATCATCTCAGGGGGAGGAGGCATGTCATCAGGCAAAGGTGGTAGATTCAACTCCATTTCCATTTCAATCTCTAAAGTAACTGTTTCTACATTGACAGGCATCTCTACAGCAACTAATTGTGGCATTGGTGTATATTCCATAGGAGGTGGGGGTGCAAAGTCCATATCAAAATCCATTTCAAACTGTATTTCTAACTCAACAGTCTCGTAAGATACTTCTTCCATTTCTGGTTCAATAGGCACAAAATCTACAAAACCATCTTCAACAATAATATCATTGAACTCAAAGACCTCTTCTACAAACTCTAACTCTACAGTGTCAAAAAGATTAAGATAATAAATTTCTTCAAGGGTAGTTATGTGTTGGGTTATTACAGTATTGATGACGTTATAAAATACATCAACACTTACATCATCAAATACAGGACCCACTGCTAAGTTGATATCTCTACCACCAACCTCGATAGTAACCCTGTTTAAAACACCACTGAAATCGAAAGACCCGTTATAAGATTGGTAGCCTGTTGATACTCCAGATTCAGACAGGATGTCAGTGCCTGCAAAGACTTGGTTAGAACCATTA